GGCCTTCCCTGCCCGTGCCCCTGCCTGCCCTAGCGGCCTTCCCTGCCCGTGCCCCTGCCTGCCCTAGCGGCCTTCCCTGCCCGTGCCTGCTAGGCGTTAGGGTTAACAGCAAAGCCATGGATATTAACCCTAACAGATATGGTTAACGAAATGGCATGAGATATTAAGGATAATGTGCTTGACCGAATCGGTGGAATAATAGATAAACGAATCACTAACCAAATGGAGACAGGCAATGAACAACATCGAAACCCTTTTGAACGCCCTTCCCGCCTCAAACGCGCGTTTCACGCCTAAGCGCAAGATTGCCATTGTCGCCGCTATCGACGCGGGCGCAATCACGCTGGCGGACGCGGCGGCACGCTATGCCCTGACTGAGGCGGAACTAGGCGCATGGCGCGACTCCCTTGCCTTCGCTGGCCGCCAAGCCCTGCGCGTGACCCGTTGCCAGACCTATCGTGGCGCTATGGCATAGCCTAGCCATGGCATGGCCATGCCCTACCCATGGCCATGCCATCGCATTAACGTAAACGAATCGCATAACGAATCACCAAACGAATCACATAAGCGAAAGCGAATCACTGAGCGCGACTCGATCGAGTCGCGCTCTTTTTTGTTCGGATCGCATCCTTTAGCGAAATTTTTTGGCCGGGCGGGGTTCCTTTGGGGGTATACCCATTGCCCCGATTCTGGGCGCACTAAGTGTCTACCTGAATCAAAATAGGTGGACTTTCCCATATAGCTGCTACCATCACGCCCAACGGCCACCTCAACCGTTAACCACTCCGTTCCGAACCGGCAACCCTTCACCGGAACATCACTCCCCTTCACCTATCGGCATCACGCCACCCCGGTCGGAATGAAAATTGGGACCCCCCGGAGGGACCCAGACCACCTCCCCATCGCAGCATCACGCCCAAAAGCCACCCCGGCAAATTTTATTTTTGCGACCCCGTAGGGGGACCACCGAAGGCGTTCACGGCATAGCCGGGGACCCAAAGGCGTATCGGCCGTATCGTTTCACCGCCATTATGCCGCGACGTTATATAAATTTTGCCGAGTGATGGGCGTTCCTTTGCTCCCTCCCTCACACGCTCACAGGAGTTTTCTGTGTCCGGCAACAAGAAGCAGACCTTCTTCCCCACCAACGCCTCACACATCGCAGAGAAGATGGAATCCACCAAGCACAAAGCCCCGCCCAAGCTCACCGCTTCCACTCCCAACCAGAAAGGCTATCTGCGCAAGCTCCGCCAGATGCGGCACGACATCCTCATCGTCGAGGGGCCGGCCGGCACCGGCAAGACCTACATGGCCGTTCGTGAAGCAGCGGACAAATACATCGCCGGTGAATTCCACAAGATCATCATTACCCGCCCCAATGTCGCGACCGGCGACGACCTCGGCTACCTGCCGGGCACGCTCAACGAGAAGATGGCTCCGTGGACCCGCCCGATCGTGGACGTGCTGAACGAATGCTTCGGCGTCATCGCCGTCCAGCAGATGCTCCAGCGCGAGGAGATCGAGATCGCGCCACTCGCCTATATGCGTGGCCGCACGTTCAAGAACGCGATCATCATCGCCGACGAAATGCAGAACGCCACCGCCGACCAGATGAAGATGCTGCTGACCCGCATCGGCGAGAACAGCAAGATGATCGTCACCGGCGACACCGAGCAGTGGGATCGCAAGGAACTCGGCACCACCGTCAGCGGTCTGGCCGACATCACGCGCCGTCTCAAGCAGCGCGAGGAAGCCGAGGAGGAAGCGTTCGAGCCGGAACTGCCGGGCTTCATCACGGGCGAGGAGCGCCTGCCGGCCGAACCCCGCCGCTGGGAGCGGATCGGCTATTACGCCCTGACCCGCGCCGACGTGGTCCGCCACCCGGTGATCGAAGAGGTGCTTTACCTCTACGCAGCATGATAGGAAGGGCCGGAGCGATCCGGCCCTTTTTCTTTGGGCGACAAAGGCGTAGCCATCCGACTCACAGTCATTCTAGCACGACACGCTATACGGTATGGCTTGACAAATCAAGAAAGACGTGGTAGCTTAATAATCATGAGGCTCGTGATGAGCGCTGATCTCCCCCGAAGTGTGTCTCCTTTCCGCACTAGGCGATCTCGCGAGCCTCAACCCCATTCATGTAGCATCCCAGACCCTTCGCGGCTGGAAGGCGTAAGATCGAGACCACTTGGCGCGCGGGAATGGACAGTAGGCCCTTGGTCGGGCTGACCCCCGGAACCCAACCGTCATGCGATCGAGAAGGCTTCCAACCTCCAAAGCGCTGGAGACGGATGTGGTAGGTAAGCCCGGTCCTCGTTGGGCCAGATGGGCAAGCCCTTTCCGATGTGTGGTAGGTCCCTGTGGCCGCTCGAAGCGCACGGATTGTTTCAGGTCATGGTCCGGCACACCGATGGTGCAAAAGGCCGGTCCTTCCTGACCTAGTTCCCGGAGGCTTTGTCCTTTTCCCTCCGGCGGGTGGCTCCGACATCAGCCTGTCTCCTCCTGACCTGCGGCCGGCGATCTTCGGATCACCGGCCGCTTTTTCCCGGACTCCCTCCCCCTTGGCTGACAATATCACCAAACGACAGGCGCGCACCTTTGCCCAGCGTCAGGCCGCCTATGCGACCAAGCGCAACAAGCAGGAATTGCTCTCCTCCGCCCCGCTCTACACCAATTGGGATTACAACAATTGGCGCATGATCTGGCAGGCGATCCGCCACGCCATGATCGGCGAGGTCGAGATCAAGAAGCACGGCAAGGAATATCTGCCCCAGCCGGAAGGCATGGATGACGGCCAGTATGTCGCCTACCTCGATCGCGCGGTCTTCTACAACATGGTCTATCGCACGGTCACGGGCCTCACCGGCTCGATCTTCCGCCGCGACCCCCGCCTGCTGCGTGCCGGCCCCAAGCTGACCGAACTGTGCAAGCGGGTCAGCAAGGACGGCCTGTCCCTGCGCGTCTTCACCAAGGTGGTGAGCCAAGAAATGCTGTCGGTGGGACGCTACGGCATCCTCGCCGACAAGCCCGATTCCAACGACCCGCTCGCGAAGCCCTACCTTGCCGGCTATACCTGCGAGAACATCCTTGACTGGACGACGGTCGAGATCGATGGCCGCGACGAGCACGACTACATCCTGCTCCGCGAGTTCACGGTCGATCGCCGCCTGTTCCGCTTCGAGGGCAGTGAAGCCAAGCCCAACACCTCCTACGGCCAGTTGTTCGCGCGCTATCGCGTCCTGCGCCTGATCTGGAACGACACCGACCTCCGCTGGGAATATCAGCAGGAAGTCTATGCCCGCGACGCCGAGGATGCTGACCTGACGGAAACCCCGGTCATCACCAAGCCGATGGTCTACGGCGTCCCGATGAAGCGCATCCCGTTCCGCTTCTTCAACGGCACCACCAACCTGCCGGACATCGAAAAGCCGCCGGTCCTCGACATCCTCACGCTCAACATGTCGCATTACAAGACCTATGCGCAGTTGGAGCATGGCCGCTTCTACACCGCCAACCCGGTCTATTACGTCACGGGCGGGCAGGAAGAAGACGAATATCACATCGGCCCGTCGGTCGTGTGGGAAATCGGCAACGGCGAGAAGGCCGGCATCCTTGAGTTCAACGGACAGGGTCTCAAGACTCTGGAGAACGCGCTGATCGCCAAGGAGACGCAGGTCGCATCACTCGGCGGCCGGCTGCTCGGCGATTCCAAGACCGCCGGCCAGTCCGACAACCAGATCAAGTTGAAGGATCGCAACGAGCAATCGCTGCTGCTCAACGTCACCACGGTGATGAACGAGAACTTCACCGAGCTTCTGGCCATCATCGCCGCGTGGCTGAACGAGCCGGCCGACAAGATGGAGTTCCGGGTCAATCAGGACTTCCTCATCGACGCGGCTGCGGCCCGCGAGTTCCGCGCCATCACGATGATGTATCAGGCAGGCATCCTGCCGATCGAGGTCATCTACGAATACTTCCTCAAGGCGGATGTCATCCCGGAGTATGTGACTCTGGAGATGTTCACCAAGATGCTGGAAGACGCCAAGCAGTTCCCGAACAACCCGGACTTCGAAGCGCGGGAAGATGGCTTCCCGGATGCCCGCGCCCAGCGCTCGGACGAACTGGCGCGCGATCTCGACGACAACGAGACCGACCGGGCGGACACCGAACTGGAGCACGACGCCGAGCAGGCCGAGGCTTCCCGAAAGTCCGCCGAGAAGGTCGCCAAGGAACAGCCGAAGATTCCTCCGGTCCCGGCACAAGCCCAGCAGGCGATGCAGAAGGGGAGCACCACCCCACCGGCAAAGCCCAAGCCGGCCGCTCCGGCGGGAGGTAATCAGTAATGGCCTCCCCGGACTACGAAATCCACCTTGATCCAGACCGCTACGAACGGCTGCTGGATCAAGGGGACGGGGAGTCCGAGGGGTTCCCTTTCGGCGAAGACCTTGACGACATCGACCGCGCGATCGCGGAGGAGTTGGGATCAACAAGGCCGCGCCGACGCTATAATCACATCCGAAAGTGATTAAGTCAGGCACTTTTTTAGGCTCCACCGACATTTTAGCTTGACATTAAGGTTAATTTCTCGTATCCTTGTCGCCATATTCGGAATTGAAGCCAAATCGGGGACCGATTTCGCTCTTCCAATCTCCATCACATCCGGTTCCGGGGGAACCACCAATTATTCCCCCACTCGATTTCTTCCGTGCGTCCGACACGCCGGAATGAGGAAATCCTCTGGGAGGGTCCCGGAGGTCACGACTTCGTGCGTGCTTTCTCCAGTCCCTCGGTGAGGAACTTCTTCAAATGCCAATCATCAATTTCGACTCCATCGACGCAGTCCCGGAGGGACTCAAGGAGTTCGCCAAGCAGAACGACGAAACGGGCAAGTTCGCAGTCAATGTGACCGCGACCGTCAAGCTCGACGAGTTCCGCGAAAAGAACATCGATCTTTCCAAGAAGCTGGAAGCGCAGGCTCCGATCCTCGCTCGCGTCAAGGAAATCGCCGGTGACGACCTCGAAGCCTTCGCCAACGACCTGAACGGTCTGCGCGACATCTCGCAGCGCGTGAAGGACGGGGAACTCAAGACCGACGACCAGATCGAGCAGGCTGTGCAGGACCGCATCAAGGTCATGCGCGACGGCTACGAAGACAATTCCCGCAGCCTCAAGCGCGAGCTTGACGCTGCGAATGCCAAGGCAGTCACCCTCGTGGAGCGGCTGAACCGGACGCGGATCGACAAGGAAGTCACCGCAGCCGTGATCGTCCCCGAGAGCGGTGTCCGCCCCGAAGCCCTGCCGGACGTGCTGGAGCGTGCCTACCGCCTGTTCAAGGTCGAGGACGAAAAGCTCATCCCGAAGCGCGGCGAAGCAACGATTTTCGGCGCAAACGGCGCAGATGCGATGACCGTCACCGAGTGGCTGGTCAAGCTCCGCGACGAAGCGCCGCACTACTTCAAGGGCAACGGTGGCGGTGGCGCTGCCGGCGGCAAGGACGAGAAGATCGGTGGTTTCACCGCTGCTCAGATCGCCGCGATGTCCCCCCTGCAACGCCTCGAACTGGCGAACAAGGCCAGCGGTAACCGCTGATCTCCACCACTTAGGTCGGTCGTCGGTTCACCAAGAGATACACCCCGGCTTTCGGCCGCCTGTCGGGTGTTAGTTCCACCACCACCTCTAGGCGGCCGACGACCACCCCGAACTCACTTAGGAGTTTTTCCAAATGTTGACCCTTCACGAAGCATCGAAGCTGGTCGATGGGGACCTCAAGCGTCAGGCGATCATCGAAATGTTCGCCGGCTCGACGGACCTCATGGCCGCTCTCCCGCTGATGGACATTCCGGGCAATAGCTATAGCTATGCTCAGGAAGCCAAGCTGCCGTCCGTCGGCTTCCGTGGCTACAACCAAGGCTACGACGCCTCGATCGGCGTGATCAACCCGCAGAGCGAAACCCTCCGCATCGCGGGCGGCGAACTCGACGTTGACACCGCGCTGGTCAAGACCCACGGCATCGGCGTTCGCACGCGTCAGGAAGCCATGCAGGTCAAGGCCATGGGTGCCAAGATCACCTCGGCCTTCATCAACGGCGACGGCGGCGACGGCGTGTCGTTCGACGGTCTGCGCAAGCGCGTGACCGGCTACCAGCTTCTGGCGGCAAACGAAGACGCTCCGAACGCGAACGGCGCTCTGTCGCTGGCCACGCTGGACGAAGCGATCGACCGCGTCGATAACCCGACGCACATCATCATGTCCAAGCGTATGCGCAACCTGCTGTCGCAGGCGGCCAAGGACAAGGACGTTGGTGGCGACCTCCAGTGGTCGAAGGATGACTTCGGTCGTCGCATCGGCTTCTACAACGACCTGCCGATCCTCATCACCGAGGACGACGAAGCCGGTGAGAAGATCATCGACTTCAACGAAGCCGGTCCGGCCGGCGGCACCGCGAGCCAGTCGCTGTATGTCGTGAGCTTCGGCGACGGCAAGATCGTCGGCCTCCAGAACGGCATCATGGATGTCCGTGACCTCGGCGAAATCGACGCGCAGCCGGTCTACCGCACCCGCGTCGAGTGGCTGGTCTCGATGGCCGTCATGCACGGCAAGGCCGTCAGCCGCGTCTGGGGCATCACCAACGCGGCGGTCACCCGCTAAGTTTGGTTGGTGGGGGTGGTCCTAAGGGTCACCCCTTCCCACCCTCCCCTCACCAACCCTTTTCGGAGTATCTTCCATGTCGAAGATGAAGAGCAAGTTCAAGTATATGTATGATGCCGCGCCGGCATCGGAACTGATCGCGAAGGACGGCGTCGCCAAGACCGCATCGTTCGACGGCACCGCCAAGGTCCTCGACGTGCTGGAGGGCTACTGGACCTCGGGCGAACTGGCCGATGACGTTTTCGCCGTCGCCATCAACGTCACCGCTGTCGATCTGACCGCTGACGAAACCTACGTCCTCGAACTCGAAGCCGGCCCGGTCGGTTTCGCCACCTCGGTCGTCGTGGGTCAGGTCACGATCGCGGGCACCGGCCAGTATGTGATCCTCGTGGACGCAGACACGGTCAAGGCCCAGAAGGCTGATGCCGCTGCGATCCGTCTGGCGGGCACCATCGGTGGCACGACCCCGTCGATCACGCTGCACGCGTGGATCGCTGGCCGCATCGTCGGTCACTAAGTCCTGATCTGAATGAGAGGCGGGAGGCTCGACACCTCCCGCCTTCTTTCCCGGCTGACGAAACAGGAGCTTTCGAAGCATGAGCAACCCCAACGACCTCAAGGTCTACTCCCCGTCGGGAGAGATGTTTGAGATGAGCCGCGCCAACGCGCACGATCTGACCACCCACGCCGGCTGGTCGTTCAAGGCTCCCACCGAAATCAAGGCTCCGGCCGAAATCGCCGCCTGCACCGTTCCGCCGGTGGTCAAGGAAACCGCCGATGCCCCGAGCAACGCTGACAGCGCACGAAGCGTCGAAGCTTCCGACACCCCGGTCGTCGAAGCCGAAGCTGAAACCAGCACCGAAGCCGTCGAAGAAGCCGCCGAAGAAAACGACGCGGTGACCGACGCAGATTTCGCCCACCTCGAAGACCGCGACGCTGTCGTCGCCTACCTCGCGGAACATTTCCCGGAATTCAAGCCGCATCACAAGTCCAGCCGCGACGGCCTCGTCGCCAAGCTGGTCGAACTGACCAACGGCTAAGCCATCAGTCGGACCGGCCCCACTCGTAGAAGCGCCACCGACATCCATTACCGCTCAGGCGGCTTCGCGCTCGACAAGCCCCCGCTTGTCGAGCGCTTTTCATTCCAGAGAATTACATGGGCGCGAAACGGCGCAAAAGAGAGTCGGAAACAGTCCAAGGTATCTGCGTTTCCTGCGACGAGCGGCCTCAAAGAAAAAATCGACTGAACGCGGCAGGTGAGCAAACATATTCAGCCCTCTGCGGCGTATGCTCCCATAAGCGAAACCCGCAAAAGACCAAAAGCATTCGCCCACCAAATTATTGGTGGGCATGGGAAAAATACCGTTACACGTCCGTAAAAGGGGACTCATGCGTCAAATGCGGCTTCGTCGCAGAAGACCCTTGTCAATTAGATGTGGACCACATCGACGGTGATCACAGCAACGATGATCCCGCCAATCTCCAGACGCTCTGCGCCAATTGCCATCGTCTTAAAACGAAGCTGAATGGCGATGGAATTTATCGGTTCAACAATTCCACGCCCATTTCCATAGAGGCTACACATCATGGACATCCTAGTTGAAGACGGCACCGGCCGCGTCACGGCGAATGCCTATGCGTCCGTCGAAGAGGTGGACGACATCCTCTCGGTCAACATCCACTCGCAGTGGAGCGTCATTGCTGACGAAACGACCAAAGAGAATCTGATCATGTGGGCCAGCCGCATCCTCGACGAGCGCGTGCGTTGGTTCGGCAAGAAGACGCACGAGACCTCCGGCCTCGCGTGGCCCCGGTCGCACATCCGCGACAAGGAGAACATCTTGGTCGATGACTCCGTCGTGCCGCGCGCCGTCAAGATCGCGACCGCGCTGCTCGCCGATCACCTGATCGCCGGCAACCCGGAAGTCGCGAACACCGGATCGAACCTGACCTCGTTGCAGGTTGACGTGATCGCGCTCAAGTTCGACGCCCGCCTCGCGCCTGAGAAATATCCGGCTGAAATCGGCTACGCCCTGCGTGGCCTTGGCTCCGTCTCCATGGGCCGTGGCGGTCCCAAGCGCATCGTGAAGCACTGATCATGGCCGGCTACAACGATCTCATCAAACAGCAGGTCTCGAACGCGTTCAAGAACATCCTTGCGCCCAACGGCCTGTCCGAGGAAATCACGGTCAAGTATTTCGTCAGCGAAGGCGCACACAACGTCGAGGACGACACGACCGAGACGATCTACAACGAGGTGAAAGACGTTGTGGTCATCGTCGCCAAGCCGGGCTTCGACGACGTGAAGAATCACGGCGTCGTCTTCTCCGACGCCAAGCTCATCATCCCCGGCCCCTTCATCCCATCCGAGCCGCAGGTCGATACCGACAAGGTCATCCGAGCAAACGGCGAGGAGTGGGACATCCGCAAGGTCGTCGGCGTGCCCGGCGGCGGCGTCTGGACCGTCTTCATCTATCGGACCTGATCCATGCCTCTCATCGGTAAAGACAAGGCGCGGGCGGCGGCCATGGCTTCGATCGACGCCTTGGAAGCCCGCTTCGCACAGAACATCGAAACCCTGTGCGAGGACATCGACAAGCACATCAAGGCGCTCACCCCTGTCAACACCGGTGAGGCTGTCCGCAACTATATCTGGACGACCGGGACACCGAACAGCACCGTCTACAAGGCGATCGCAAACGGCCCGACCGGTCCGACCAACAGTATGCGGCTGGGCAGCGAACCGCGCCGGCCGGCCAATGAAGCGGCGGCGGCAGAAAGCCTCAAGTCGCTCAACCTGAAAGCCAACCCCTTCGCTACGATCTACCTGTCCAACGTCGCACAGGACATCGTCGGATTGGAGCTTGGCATCCTGCCGGGACCGCCTTATCGTTCGCGATCCCCACAGGGTATGTTCGGCATCACCTCGCAACACTTCAACATTCTCGTCGCGGCGCAAGGAATTCTCAAATGAGCAAAGAAGCCGAGCGGGTCTATCTGACCAACAAGATGAAGACCGGAGAGGGTAACTATGCCTTCCCGATCGCCTATCCGAACCTCCCCTTCGACATCCCCACCAACGCGCCCTACGCCGAGTTCCACATCATCTCCTCTCCGCAGGGCGTGGTGGTCGGAGGCGAGGGGCGCGGCCGGGTCCGTATGCGCTATGCCGGTCTCGTCCAGTTGACGGTCTGGGTTCCAAAGGAGAAGGGCACGAAGACCGGAACCGTGTCCAGCGACACGTTCAAGGACTTGTTCCAGTTCAAGGTGGGGCGCGACACCGCCGGCCAGACCTACAAGTTCGGCTCGATCCAAGACTACACCCCGGAAACCAAGGCTGGCTGGGAGTGCTTCGTCTACCGCGTGCCCTTCAAGCGGGACTCGATCGAGCAGGTGCAGATCGGCATCTAATTTGCCATCCACCGACATTCTCCCTTGACATATTAACCATTTTCAGTTACCATTGCGCTCTATTTCCGCTTCTTGTGCGGTGATCGGGGATCACTGTGTGCCAAGAGCGAATGTCACCGACATTTTAGCTTAACACAGCGACAGTCCCGCCCCTCATGAATCGGGGCCGCGCTCCCCTGCATTCTCCAAAGGGTAAACACCACATGGCAAACAAGCTGCTGGCCGATTCCAATCGCGCCTCGCTCCGCGAGATCATCGAAGACAACAACTTCTGGGGCGAAACGCCGCAGGTCGGCCGCACGCGCGCTCGTCGTTTCACCTCTTCGTCGATCACCGCGACCAAGGAAACCGCAACCTCGGACGAACTGCGCGACGACCGCATGGTCTCCTCGGTCATCGAGACCGCTGCGACCTCGGGCGGCGACATCGCATGGGAATTCGCGGCCGGCACCCCGGACCTTGACTTCCAGCGCGCCTTGATGGGCGCTTGGTCGCGTCCGATGGAGTGGGACGTGTTCCGTGGCAAGACGGTAGCGATCACGGCCAACAACACCATCACGATCTCGGGCGGCGACTATACGGCCTATTTCACGGTCGGCCGCCGCGTCAAGACGAGCGGCTTCTTGGCTCGCTCGAACAACGACTATCTCCAGATCGCCTCGGTGGACTTCACCGACGGCAAGACCAACGTCGTTGTCAGCGGCACGTCGCTGGTCGCAGAAGCCGGATCGGCTGTCACCACGCTGGCTGATGCCAACGACGTGATCATCCTGAACAGCACCGCGATCCGCTTCGGCACCTTCTCGGACACGATCGACTCCAACGGCACCAACGCGTTCGCCGCTGCGATCGCCGCCGGGCAGCTTGTCTCGGGCCAGCGCATCTTCGTCGAAGGCGTCGGCTACGAAGCGGGCACCATCACGGTCGCGGCTGCTGCCGACAACGAGCAGGTCACGATCTCGGACGGCAGCAACACCTTCACCTTCGAAGCACAGTCCGACAGCGACTACGCCACGGCGAGCGCCGTTGTGTTCGCGCTGGGCGCGGATGACAGCGAGACCGCTGCCAATCTCGCCGCCGCGATCAACGCCCTCCGCAACGCCGGTGAACTGAACATCGTCGCCTCGGCCGCAGCCGCTGTGATCACCCTGACCAACCTGAACAAGGTCGGCGGCACGATCACCGAAGTGGACGCAACGCTGGCGGTCGTGAACTTCGCCGACGGCAACGCAGACTTGGGCGGCTTCTACACGATCCTCGCGATCACCAACGACGCGATCACCGTGGACCGCGAAGTCCCGCTGCTCGCAGCCGGCAAGCGCGTCACGATCAAGGGTTCGATGCTTCGCAACCCGAGCAACAACGCCGCCATCACGCCGCAGTCGGCTTCGGTCGAAACCGGCTTCCATGACGTTGGTCAGTTCTTCACCGTTGACGGTCTGCGCACCGGCAGCGTCGGACTGGAAGTGACCTCGGGTTCGATCGTCACCGGCTCCACCACGCTGCAAGGTCGCGAGACCAAGCGCGCGAACACGGAGAAGCTGACGGGCGTCAACTACACGCCGCTGGAAGCGCCGGCCACGGAAGTCGTCTCGGCGACCGCCAACGTCGGTATGCTGAGCGTCGATGGCGTTGAGCAGGCGACGGCGATCCGCTCGATCACCTTCTCGATCGACGGCAACCTCCGCAACCAGACCGCCGTGGGTTCCAAGTTCCCGGTGGGCATCGCGGCAGGTCGTCTGAACCTGACGGGCACGATCGAAGCCTACTTCGCCGACGGCACGCTGTATGACAAGTTCCTCAGCCACGAGACTGTCAGCCTCGCCTTCCCGATCATCGATATTGATCACAACACCTATTACTTCACCATCCCGGCGTTCAAGGTCTCCTCGGACCCGATCGCTCCGGCCGGCATCGATCAGGATGTCATGGAGACGATGGAGTTCACCGCGTTCCGCGACGCGGCGACGAAGTGCATGATCCAGATCGATCGCTTCTCCAGCACCTCCCCGATCACCGCGCTGTAATGGCGCGGCTGATCCTCCGAGAGGATGCCGGGAGCGCCTTCATTGAAGACGTTCCCGGTGGCTGACCACCTCCCCGAAGAACTTCCCGGCGGCTGACCGCCCCCACCGAATTGGCGGAGCCGACCTCCGCCTTACCAGCTTTCCCGACATCAATTTTCGCTGGCGAAACGGGGGCGGCCTTGTCGGGAGGCCGTCCCCACCCCTCCCCGACAAGGATGAATACCCGACATGGATATTTACGAAGCATTTGAGCGTAACCTCGAAGACACCCCGAAGACGTTCCCGCTGAGCGACACGGCTTCGATCACGCTGCTGCCGATGGGCGGCGAAAAGGCCCGGCGCGCTTTTGAGCGCATGATGGAGCCTTACAGCCCGCGCCTCAATGCCGGCGGCAAGCTGACCGAGGAAGAGAACAAGGCGCTCAACGTCCGCTTCTATGCCGAACACATCGTCAAGGGCTGGACCGGCATCAAGGATCGCGGCGGCAAGGAAGACATCGCCTTCACCGTCGATAACGCCAAGGCGCTGTTCAGCGACAAGAAGCTGGAAGGCTTCTTCGCCCTGATCATCCGCATGGCCTCCAATGACGCGGCCTTCGAAGCCGCCAAGGCCGAGGCCGACGAGGGAAACTGATCGCCTACCTGAACTGGTCCTCCCGCACCACTTCGAAAAATTCGGAGTGGCTGCGGAAGGTTCAGGAGGAAAAAGGGATCAGGGTCAAGACCCTTGAGGACGAACCAGTGCTTTCGCCGCACCTCTTTTGGGTGTGGAAAGCCTTCACCGATCTAAACGCCCGCCGCCCCGTGGCCGGCATGGGAGGCTACCTCCCCTTCTCCTATATCGAAATCGAAGCCTACTGCCGACTGAAAGGCATCACCACGCTCAACGAGCGGGAACGGCTCCTTCGACTCCTCGACGCGCTCGATGCCGCTTGGATGAAGGCTTACGTCGAGAAATCGGAACGG